GTCACCGCCGGAACTGAGATCGTCACTCTCTCCGATTACGTCACCTCCGCTTACGCTTCAGGGACCGGTTACAACACTTTCATCGACTTTCCCGTAGCCATCCGCTTCACGGTCACCGGAGATACTGATGGCATCGAAGTGCCCGCCGCTGAATGGGTCTCGTTCTTCCAGCTCGATCCCAACACCTGGAACAACGTCGATAGCCGTAAAGCCACCCCCGGCAACTTTGTTAATTGGACTCGATTGATCGGTGGAGCTTATGGCGAGGCCGGTGTTCCGCGCATCAAGCTCGTTCCCACACCCAATGCCGATGGAACATTGTTCATCCTCGCCAAGAAACAGTCGCAAATGCGGCAGTTCGGTGAGGCGGTCACCATCTCCAACGATACCAACTTTGAGTTGCGAGGCGTAGAGAACGCTCTAATGGCCTACACTGAAGGCGATCTTCTCGAATACTCTCGGCAGTACGGTAAAGCCCAAGCCAAGTTCCAAGAGGGAGCCGCTCAAGTCGCCATCATGAAAGACATGGAACGCGGCCAACAACAGCAAATCAGCCGCATCATCCCAGATAGCTTGTACGATTACACGTTCCAAGACATCCTGTAATCCGCCATGCCATTCCAATCCTCAGATGCTCTCGATGACCAGATGCTTCTGGATGGAAGCACTGGGTTTTCAACGGGCGTAATTTCAGCCACTCGTCCCGATGGCATTCCTGCGACCAGCATGGAATCGGCCATCAACATGGACTATGACGACTTCGGCAATCTCGTTACTCGTCTAGGAGCCGTTTCACTGGCAGGCAACAGCATCGCGGCCAACTGGGAGGATATTATCACCAACTGGGAGTCAACGACTTCCAACTTCGGAAGCAATCTCCCCATCAACGCGACGGTATTGTCCGGTTTTTACTTCGATACAGCCGCATCCGAACGCCTCGTCATTGCTGTTAATGACCTGAATACATCCGTTAAGAGCCTCTACTACGGATCACCCGGCGTTTCCTACAACCTGATCTCGGGTTCAACGCTCAACGCTTCCGCTTCCTACGTCTATTTTGCTCAATTAAATGACAAATTGTTTTATTCGGACGGTCTTGGAACGCTTAAATACGTCTCAAGCGCGAACCTCAACAGCTCCACCACAGCCGGCAAGATCAGCCGTATCGATGTCATCAATCAGGGATCGAATCTTGGCTCTATTCCGACGATAACCGTCGCAGCCCCTCCCAGCGGCATCACGGCTACGGCCACTGCGGTTGTTTCTAACGATGGTAATCTCGTATTCATAACAATCACCGATCCCGGCAGCGGATATACGACCGCTCCAGCGATTACTATTTCTCCTGCCGCCTCGTCTCACGCCGTAGCCTTCGTATCGCTCACGCCTCCTGCCAAGCCGATCTATCTCACCACCCACACCAATCGGTTATTCGCAGTTTCCGCGGATACATCCATCCAGCCCGATACCCTCTACTTCTCGGATATCCTCGATGGAGAATCTTGGGATCCTCTCGGGTCTCTTCGGATCGGTGGCGATGGCGATCCCATCAAGGGACTTTACTCTTGGTTCGGCTATCAACTCATCGTCTTCAAGGAACGCTCTATTTGGAGCGTAAATGCCGATCCTTTGCAGGATCCTGCGGATTGGGTTATATCACTCATCAGCGGCAATATCGGCTGCTCATCGCACCGGTCCATCACCGCGGTTGGTCCTGACGTATTCTTCTTCTCTCGTGACGGCATCCGATCTCTTCAGCAGATCCAAGCCGGTACCCAGACCAGCGTAGGTCTCGCGCTCTCCAGCCCGATCAACGACCTCATCAGTCGCATCGACAAAACCAAGCTCGACCTCTGCGACGGTGTGTTCTGGAACAACCGATACTTGTTGGCTGTTCCATTCATCAGCGATGAACCAGCGATCCTTGGAACCGAAAGCGAGTACGCACTTCTGACAGAGAACAGCATCGATATCGCCTTCGAAGGCGCGCTCAACGAGAACAACGCGGTCATCGTCTACCACTCACTGGCCCGCTCTTGGCTTGGTTACTGGGACAACTGGATCGTAAACGACTTCATCCCAACCTCGTTCTCAACATTTGGACCCGTCCTCATGTTTGCCGGAGATGTCATCTCGGTGTCAGCGGGAGCGGGCCAGGTCTGGTCATTCAACGATTACCTCCCGAACACCCGGTTGTCGCCGGTCTCAAGCTCCGCATACACCGATGGCGGTGCGAATTACGAATCCACGGTGATCACCAAGGCTTACAACCTCAACGAACCCATCCCCGACAAGATCGGGTACAGCGTCCAGTTCGCCTTCGATAACCCGTACACTACCGCCACCACGACCGCCGCAGTGTCGTTGGCCAAGGATATGTCGGACACATTCGTGACTCTTGATTCCGCGCTGGCTATCACCTCAAGCCAGAAGTTCCTGAAGGCTTACAACCTCATCAGCCAAGGCCGCTGGAATACTTTGCAATTCAAGGTAACCGCAGACGCTGGTCGTTTGTCTCTGCAATCCACCATTCTCTCTGGCTTCGTTGATTCGGTCAGACCCCAGCAATGAGCGCATTTCCAACGATTAGACTGATACAAACGCTTGAGCAAGAAACTCAAGTTCTTCAAGCTGCACGGGCAAACAACGACTCAATCAATTATCCAACCCATGTGGTTGAAAGAAATGGAGAGATCATTGGTGCGTCATCTATTGCAAGAGTTCCGCTTCTGTTAGTTTGGAATCACACCGAAAGGGTTTCAGCTAGAGATAGCATGCACCTCAAAGGGGTTTATGACTCTATTATGGAGACAAAAGGGTTTCCTAAGTATTTCATAGCTTGCAACGAAAGAAGTCCATACAACTCGTACATGAAGAGATTTGGATATAAACCTATTTGGAAAACTGAACTTTTTGAAGGAGGAGTATGAATATAGATTTTAATACATCAAGGGTTTTAGCTCACAGCGTAATGCTGTTTGCCAAAGATGACTGGGCTAAAGATTACTCATGCATTCCTTGGGGTTCCCCGCGGATGTGTGGAGGTAATGATTACAAAGCTCCGGATTTGGCAGCGGCTAATAGAGCGGCTGTAGAGGCTAATGCTGAAACATTTCCAAAACTAAGGGCATTAGAAGCAGCCGCTAAACTCGGCAGGAAAATCGAGGTTGATGGAAAGACTTATGATTTTAGCGAGACTGGCGACATTCAGGTTGCTACAGCATTTGCAAGGGCTGCTGCTCAAATTGCGCCAGAGCTTGCAGGCAAACAGCTTGAGCTTGCCAAGCAATTTGGAACTCAGTTTTCTCAACAGCGTCGAAGCGAGCTGGAGGCTCTTGATCCTGAAAAGTTCAAGCTCTACGACCAGTTCCTCCAAGATGTTAAGGGAGATGCCGCCGCCCCTGATACGCGGATAGAGTCGCCAACCTACGAGAAGGTTGGGATGCCTGGTGCCCAACAGGATACCGGGGCCTCTCAATTGATCCGTAGCGAGCTTGAACGCCAGATCCAGCAGGGTCTTTCTCAAGTTGGCACTCTGGATCCAAGCATGGAGCGACGAGTCCAACAGGCTGCTCGCGCTCGCGGCAGTTCCATTGGTAATGTTCTTGGCAATCCTTCGGCTATTCGTGAGTCACTCGCATTGCAAGACGCTCTTGGTAACGCCAACTCTCAACGCTGGAACGCTGCAATGGGATTGCTTCAGAGCGGTCAAAGCACAAGCGATACCGCCAATCGGAACGCACAGGAAGCCTTCCAGAACATCCTCGCGGCCACTGGCCAACGGAACACTGCGGCGCAACAGAGCTTTGCAGGCCAGATGGCTTCGCAGCAACAGATGTTGGCTGGTCGCCAGCAGAACATCGCCAACGTACAATCCGCCTTGGGACTCCAACCAATTGTTGGGCAAGCGGCAAATCTTGGAGGTCTTCAGCAAGGTTCTACTCCGTTTATTTCTCCTCAGTACACTTCAGGAATGCAAATGGGTTCTCCTTCGGATCTTCTAAAAACAGGAAGCAACTTTGCACTCACAAACGCTCAGAACCAATACACCTCTGATCAAGCCAACTCCTTCATGAACCAGTTCCAAGGGTATGCTAGTGGAATTGGAAAACTTGGAACATCCTACGCGGGCTTCGGACTTGCCGGATGCTTTGTCGCTCGTGAGTGTATCCCCGATCAGTGGGAGGCGTTCTACTTCTGGAAGGAACTCGTTGGACCCAAGTGGTTCAAGAGCTTCTACGACAACAATGCTGAGAAGTTCGCGAAGTGGCTCAAGGACAAGCCGAAGGTAAAGAAGCTTGTGGCCAACTGGATGATAGCTCGAATCAACAGCATAATCCCTAAAAACTGATATATGCCTATGGCTGACGCAATCGATAATCTGGCTCAAGACCTGAATCAGGCCAATGCCGTAGATGAGTTTCCGGGATATCCCGGTTATCAACTCGGACAAGAAGTTCCCGGTATGGCAGGAGTCAGGGTTGGTGATTTGTTTTACGGTTTAGATCCATACGGCCAAGAAGCTCCATACAACTGGAGGACGGGAGGTTTTGAATATAAGGCTGCTCCTTCAGACGTAGGTTTTGGAAACATCGATTACAACATCCGAGATCAACCCACTGAACGAATCAACATTAAGAGCGGTGATGAACAAGATGCGCTTATAAGAACAGGAATCGGAACCCCGCTGGATCCAAACACTAAAGATAGAGGTGTATCTACAGGAATAGGGACCGCGCTGGATCCGATGACTGAAGATAGATATAGGTTTACAGGTCTCATTCCACCTGACAAAGCTGGAACATTCATTGGAGTTCAGTCTCTAACTAAAGAGGAAGCTGATAAACTTATTGCAGGCCAAACACCTTCGCTTCCTCAAGGCGTTGTGACCCCTAGCAAAACGGTTTCAATTCCGGGAAAAACGCTTCCTGATTATATACCTATCGGGCAAATGGAGAACGGGGATGTTCTCTATGCTGATAAAAACAATCTTAGGGATACCATTATACGCCCAAGTGCGTATTCAGTATCTCAAGAAGATTTGGATAAAGGAGTAGTACCTCAGAAGTTTAATTTTGGAATCAATACCGAGCTTGCTCCTTCTCAAGTAACACCAACTTCTGTTGGAGCATATCAACCAGTTGGAGCGGATGAACCTACAACCACTAGCGTAGGTGGGTTTGATAACACTGGAGGTAATGTAACGGCTGGCCCTGGTGTGGCTAATCCTAGTGTTGATGATACGATTAGGTTTAATCCCGACTATAAGCCTGGAAATGAAACAAAACCAAAGGTTGAGAATGATGTAGATGGCGATGGTATTTCAGATGTATGGAGAATAGCCACTGGAGGTAATTGGAGATTTGATACTGAAGGTAATTGGAGTAATGTTAATCCAGACTATATCGATCCAAAAACTGGACGAGAAGAACCTCCTAACAACACTGGTGATAGGTGGAACTTTAGAACAGGAGAGTGGGATTACAAAGATGTTCCGGGCACGACTCCTCCTGGAACGACGACTCCTCCTGGCGGCGGAACCACGACTACTCCTCCCGGTGGTGGAACAAAACCTCCAGGTGGTGGTGGTCAACCCGGCGGTGGTACACCGGGCGGTGGAACACCGGGTGGCGGAACAACTACCTCAGGACCAACCCGTCCATTTACTCCAGGTATTCCGCTTGTAAGGAGCGAAGTCGTCATCCCCACCAAGGGAACCAGAGAGGTTCCTCTGCCAGATCGTCAGGCCGATCCTTTCGCCAAGCTCTACGCTGACTTGCTGGCCAACTCACAACAGCAGCAGGATAAGTACAGGTACATCAACTACGACCCCGATCAGATCATGAATGCCGCCATGAGCGGATTCAGGAGACGGGGTGCGATGCGGTCATTGCAGGGTTACTAACTAATATCTTATGGCTACTACAGACATCAGGGCTTTGCTTGAGGAGCAGGCCAAGCAGCGCATCAACCCCTTCATGAAGGGTCTCTCCATGCTCACCGGAGGCATTTCCGGCGAGTTCACCGGGACCAACGAGGACATCCGGAATCGGGAATATGCGAAGCGGGCGTTGATGGAGCAGAATATCAGGAGTTTGGATGAGGACAGATCTATTAAACGAAGATTGATTGAAAACTCTCTTCTGCAAAACATCGATCTTGATCCAAATTCAAGCGTTGAAGAGATGGTTTCAAAGATTAGAAACGAAAGCCTAAAAGGAGATATAATAAAAGGAGAGGGCTATTTGCGTGGAATTGGTCAGTCAGTTGGACCTTCACAGTATGAACTTGATCCTAGATTCAAAACTTCTGTTTTGTCTGGTCAGTCAGAACTTGCTAAACAAAGAGCCACTATTGGAATTCAAAAAGATCTTCAAGCCGCTAGTGATGTTGAGTTCTTAAAGGGATCAAATGTTAAACTCCGAGGCGATGAAACTCCAGGAGAGCTTTCTGCTTTAGCGTACAGGTCTCGTATTGAAGCTCAGTCTGCTTACCCTCAAGCAATTAGGCAAGCTGGAGAAAAAGACGCCACCATTGAGTTGTTTAATCAGAATCCAGATCTTGAAGCGTTCAAGGGTTATGATAGCAAATCAATTCAAGATCTTGCTCCAGGAGTTTATAAAGGTCTTAACGCAAGAGCTTCCAAAGACTTTCAAAAAAGTGTAGCTGAAAGAACTAAGCTGACTCAAGAAAACGCAGTCGTTGAGGCTACTAGCATACTCAATGGACCAATTGAATCACGTGATCCCAAAAAGTTGTATCAGCTTTCTCCGTATCTTCCAGATTATATAATAAAGAGTCCCAAGTTCCAATCTGCCACTCAGACTGGACCTGGACCTACATCTGAAGAGCTAAAGGGAATCAAAACTTACACAGAGTCTCTTGCTGATTCAAACCGAGTATCAAATCTGATTGCTCGAGTTGCAGCTACTCCTGGAGGACTTAAGAAGTTCTCTGATAACAACTTTGGGTATATTGCAAATCAGTTAAACACAAAGGGTTCTAAATTCTTCTCAAGTGACGATGAGAGAGAACTTGCAAGAGCTTTAAATGCTGAATATGAGTCTTTCAAACAAGGCCCTAGAAAAGCATTGTTCGGAGCGTCACTCACTGCTGGTGAAGAAAGCAGTTCTGCGTTGTCTTGGGGTTCTCCTTCCGACAAAGACTTCCTTAATAGAGCCATCCAATACATCGATCGTTTGCAAGATCAAGATCCTCTTGGGTTTTACATTGATGCAGGAAAATCCATAAATCCTCAACTTATTGAAAGGGTTGCTGGTCTCAAAAAGAACTATCAAGAAATCAGGCCGACAATTGGAATTCGGTCGTATACGTCAGGAGTTCAAAGTCCTGTTGGATCATTAAGAAATCAAGGAACAAACGCTCCTTCATCCAAACAGAAGATCGTGTCGATAACTCCTCTTTGATAAAAATATATGCCTAAATTTGCCGTAGTAATCGATGACAATGGAATTCAAAAACGAGTTGTAGTTGAGTCTGATACACAACCTACGGAGTCAGAGGTTTTAGAATTATTGCGTGGATCTGGTCAGCAACCATCAGTTGAAAAACCCGCAACAATTGCAGAGATGCGCCGTCGCGAGGAGCAGCCTGGATTCAATCCTACTCAGGAGCAGAAGATGGGTGCGGCAATGCAGGCTGAAGAAGAACGGATTGCAGCAACTGGAGCAGGATCAGTATTCGATGAAGAAGCTCCAGCAAAACTGAATCCAAAGAACTTGCTCCGATATGGAGTTCCAATTGCTGCTTCAATTGCAACAGCACCAGTAAGTGTTCCTGCTATGATCGGTTACGGAGCAGCATCTGCTTTGACTGGTGAGGCTGGTGCTCAGACGGTTGAGAAGTTTGATGAAGGCAAAGACTATAGAGGCCGTGAAATGGTTGGTTCAGCAATTCGTGGATCTGTTCCCTATCTAAAGGGAGCTGGACCACTTGCTACGTTGGCCAAAAACGTGTTGCTCAGTGGATCTGGAGGTGTTGTAGGGGGAATTGCTGAAGGCGGAGTTACAGATGCTCCTTCAGCTCTTAAAGAATTCACTATTTCGGGGGCTCTTGCTGGGATACCGCAAACCATTGAAAGCGCGGCAGGCACAGTTGGAAAATTCTTTCGAAAAACGGGTGAAAAAGCTGAGGTTCTTGAAAAGGCTGGAATAACGCCTTTGTTCACTGATGTAGCCCCTGAACTCGCATCGTTTGCACAAAGAGCCCAATCTAAGATGGGGCTCAATACCATTCGACAGTTAGAAGAAAATCAGGTTGCTGAGATCGAAAAACGCGCCCGAGAACTCGGAGGTTCTGTAAACCCCAGCGACGTTGTCCGTGTTTACGAGGATGCAGTCATGCTTTTGGGATTGAACAAGGTGAAGGATATCACCGGACAAAGCCAAAACTTCGCTGGAGCGACTGACGCTCTCCAAAATGCTGTTAATGAGGCCAAGAAGTACGGCGGTGATCTGATGCAGGCAGAGCAAAAAGCTTTTGGAGAAACTCAAGGCAGACAACTCAACGATATTGAGCAGAATTGGATTCAGTTTGTAGATTCGCTAGGCACTAAAACTGAGCAGAAAATTGCTTCCGAACTACAGCCTCGGGTTGCTGCTCAAGAAAGTCTCGCTACTAGAGAAGCGTTTCCTTCCGGAATACCTTCTGGTGGAGATACCGCTCGAAAAGGATTTAAAATCCAAGAACTGATCACTCAACGAGCAGAGGGTCAGCCTTCTGGTTTGAAACAACTTTCAGACGACTTCTTTAAAAAACAATACGCCGGGATTCCAACTCAAGACGAGGTGTTTGATCTTGGAGGTATTTCCAAAAAAGTTAGGGAGCTGTCTTCATCGCTTCCAAAACTTAATATTCCTGTTTTGGACGAGATTGTTGGCCGTCTAGACAAGGTTTCAAAGGTTCCAATTGGATCAACAGGTGATTTTGAATATGGATTTACAACCCAATACAGAGACGTTCCAGGGAAGTTTTCTTTGGATGAACTGCGTGGCATTCGACGCGATCTTGAAAACTGGGCATCATCTACCGAAGCCTACAAGACTCCAGCTCAGGCTCAAGCTAAGGACTTATCCAAATCGATTACAGGATTGATGAATGATCAGGCTACGACTGTGTTCAAGCCTGAGATCGCTCAAAAATTCCTAGAAACTCAAGCCAAGTACGCTCAGGTCAGAGGACTATGGGAAAATCCTTACATTGAAAAGGCTTTCAAAGGAATTGAAGCCACTCCTGAGAGGTTCCTTGAACAGCTTGGAAAATCGGTCACCAAATATGGCGTTGAGGGAATCGAGTACCGCGGCATTTCGGATCTTCTTGATAACCTAAAGTCAATTGGTGTTGAGGGAGTTCCTAATCGGTCTGAGATTAACTCGTTGGTCCAGCAATACATTGCTACGCAAGCGTCCAATTCTGCTGGTAAAATCGACAACACAAAGCTGCTTGGGATCCTCAACGGCATTGAGCGGACTGCTCCTGGATCGCTTCAAGAGCTTGGATTTGGAAACCTCGCCCAGCTTAAGAACTTCGATGTCGTCAGCAACCTGATCCAGTCGAGCACCAAAGACAAAGCGGTCGATTACCGTGGCCTACTCACCAAGCTCGACGTCATGGAGTCGCAATCACCCGGTACGCTCAAAGCACTCGGGCTTGGACCCATTGACGATCTTCAGAAGCTAAACCGCAACCTTGGGGCCGCAGAGGGCGAGCTGTCTGAAGCCGTGAAGGCTCGCAAAGCGGCTCAATCTGACACGCTGACCGGCTACAAAATCAGCGAGAGGATTCTTGGCCTGCTCGAAGATTCCAAGGACATCAAATCGGTGATGAGTACGCTTCAAGATCAAGTCAGCAACGCGGCCACTCCAGAGCTTCGTAAAGCCGCTGCTGATGCGCTGATCAACACTCGGGCAACCAAGATCGAGGACATCTTGTTTGGATCTCGCCAAAAAGGCATTTCTCCAGGTGCTGCAAGCATTGACCCAAATAACATCCGCAAGATGTTGGAGACCCCTTCGATTCGCGAGGAGTTCTCAAACATTGTTGGTCCTCGGATCCTCAAGCAAATCGAGGATGATCTGCTCCCAGCGTTTGATCTCATTCGAGATCGACAGCTACGCGCTGGTGGAGCAGGCCAAACCACTGGCGGTCAGATTGTCGAACGAGCCACTCTCAGCGGTCTCAAAGCCCCGCTAGTCGCTACAGCCGCTCTAGCCTCTGGTGGGCTCGGGCCTGCCGCTCTAGCCGGTGTACTTACTTTTGCCGCTGACATGGGAGGAACATATCTTGCCGCCCGTGTATTGGCTCGGACTGTTGGAGCCACTGGACTCCGCAGCAAACAGGCCAGTGCCCAAGCCGTTGAGTCGCTTGTTCGCAGAATTAACAACGCCCCAAATCGAGATGCCGCCGTCAAGCTGGTGCGCGATTTTGCAGACACCGGGGAAGCCCCCGCGGAACAGTCGAAATAAAAAGTTCACATTTTCTATCGACAGTTTGCAACACGCTGCTACTTTGGCTTGCGTGAGCGTAAAACTTCTAACCGTCCAGGAGATTGCTTCGGCTCTCGGGACTCATCCCGAGACGGTGCGTCGGTGGATCCGGTCAGGAAAACTTCCAGCCATGAAAGCTACGAAGCGCACCATCCGTGTCCGCTCCGATGTAATCGAGGAACTCCTCAGACAAAACCCACAATGAACAACTCAATCGCAACGACAACCCCCCAACCCTCGGATAACTCCGAGATGTACTCCAAGATCCAAGACCCCATCTCAGCCATCGAGAAGATGGGAGAGTGGATCGCGGCCAGCGGAATGCTGGGCTGCACCAAGGTCGAACAAGGTAAGCTTATCGCGTGGCAGTGCGCCGCGGAGAAGAAGACCCCGTTCGATTTCAAGCGCGAGTACCACATCATCAACGGCTCCCTCAGTATGCGCTCCGATGCCATGCTCGCCGGATACCGTGCCCGCGGAGGTAAGATCCTCTGGAAGCAGTTCGACTCCCGCGCCGCCATCGCCCTCTGGACCTATGACGGAAACTCATGCGAGATCTCATTTACCACCGAGGACGCCAAGATGGCCGGCTTATTGCCTGCCAAGCCGGGGTCTGGATGGGCCAAGGATCCTTCCGCCATGCTTCGCGCTCGTTGTATATCCAAAGCGGTTCGCATGCTCGCTCCTGAGGTTGTGGCCGGCATCTACACACCGGAGGAAACCGAGGAGTTTACCCCCGCTCTCACCGAGGTCACGGTCGCTCCCACTAAGAGCTTCGACATTTGCGCCAAGCTCGAAGCCCTGTTCGAGGACCGCGAGCAAGAGGTCAACGCCCTGCTCCTCAAAGCCGGTCGCATTCAGGATGGCCAGACCTTCCGCGATCTACCCGATGCGGTCGCATCCAAGTACATCTCCAAGCCGGACCTCATCCTGTCCAAGCTGGCCGTGATCGTCAGCCCCGAGGTTATTGCTACGGAGGTTTCCAATGGTTAATGAGAATGCGGTTTCCACGGTCGATGTCATGTACGACATGCCGCCTTCGGATTACCACGCGGAGAAGGCACTCTCGAAGTCCGGTCTCGATCAGTTCCGCAAGTCGCCCGCGCACTTCCGCTCTTGGCAGGATGGCAAAACTCGCAACGAATCCAGTCCCGCGCTGGAGTTCGGTACCGCCGCCCATTGCGCCGTCCTAGAGCCAGAACGCTTCATCCTGACCTACAGAATGTTCACTGGTGATCGTCGCACCAAGCAGGGTAAAGAAGACCACCAACTGATCATCGACAACGGACAGATCCCCTTGCCTCAAGATCAGTGGAACAACCTCACCGGAGCAGCCGATGCGGTTCACGCTCATCCTGCTGCCGCTGGCCTACTGGATGGTATCAAGACCGAGGTCTCCTACTTCGCTGAGTGGTCCGGTATCGAGGTCAAAGCCCGTATCGATGGGATCGGCAAGGATTACATCATCGACCTCAAGACCACTCAGGACGCCTCACCCGCGGCGTTCGCTAAGAGTTGCGCTCAGTTCCGCTACCACGTTCAAGCCGCTTGGTATCAGCGCATCACCGGCATCAACCGGTTCATCTTCATCGCAGTCGAGAAGGAAGCACCCTACGGAGTCTGCTGCTACGAACTCGACCAGCAGGCCATCGATCTTGGTAACTCCATTATCGACGAGCAGCTCCGCACCTATATCGAATGCCAGGAACTCAACTCTTGGCCTTGTTACCCTTCCACCACACAAACACTCTCGCTGCCCGCGTGGGCCGCTCGCCAGTCCGAATAACAAACATCAACCAACGCACAATAATATGACATTCAAAGTAGATAGAGCATCCGCAGAAGTTAAGCCGTTCGCCCAACCCGGCGAATACACCGTCACCGTCAACTCCTGTAAGGACGATGGACTCGACAAGTCTGGCAACGCCGTCGCAACCCTCCGTTACAAAGGGCCAGCCGGTGAGATCATCAGCGACCGGTTCGTTCTGAAGGACACCATGATGTGGCGGCTTCAGGCACTCATCAGTGCCACCGAAGCTAACATCGCCGATGGAGATGAGTTCGATTTTAGCATTGGAGGGGCGTTCCTACGGTTCCTTCAGGGATTCGTTGGTCTGTCTCTCGTGATCGTAATCGAGGAGGAGAAGTACATCGACAAGCATGGTGCCGAACAAACGACCTTCCGAGTGCGCCGCATGAAGAAAGTGCCCGCTGATCTCGACGCCATCTAATATCGAAACGAAAGCCCCCCGGAGAGTGCAAGCTCCGGGGGGTGATCGAGTCCCAAACAAACATAGTCGCAACGAACGCTATGCAGACCAAAGATCATCCCGAAACCAATTCGACGCAAGCATTTCTGCTTCGTCCCTACCAGCAACGAGCCGTCGAGTGGGC